CAGGGATATTCATTTCCTGTTGTTCTAGTGTTGACATAGTTTCTCCTTAGATGTCTTTAGGCTTCTGGAGTAGAACTGACTTTTCTCTGTACATCTTTGAGATTATTAGCCAATTTCTCCACCTCAAGCTTCACCTCGTTTTCTAGTTTTCCACGTTGCACCCTTCTATCAGCCTTAGACTCGGAATTGATTTCGCTCAAACGTGACTTGAACTTCTCAACTTCGACTCTCTTTCTATCACTGACTGATTCTCTTTGGGCTGTCTGCAAGTCACCTTGCAAATTCTTTATCTGAGCATTCATTGCCTGTATCTGCTGTTGCATCAACTGCTTCTCTTCCGTCCTTCTCATAATACCTTCCTTGTCAAATAGCTCAGGATTCTTCTTCAATACTTCATAACGGTCTACAATACCCATCTGGAATGCTTCTAGATATACAGCTAGTTCTGCATACTTACTGGATGGCATTGTTGATCCCGGTTCAATTCTTACATCGTGCTGGTCTAACATGTGCCTTTCTTTCTTCAGGTCTAATATTGCCTGAGATACATCTGTATAGAAGTTTGCCATAACCTCTGTAATGTTGTTATTTGGCTGTGCCAGTCTAAAAATCTTTTTGTAGGTATAGTGACCTTTGGACAGGTTATACAAAACCTTACCCAATTTGTTAATACTGAACTCTATGTCTCGGAGTTTGGATTTTGGTCTTTCACTACCAAGTGCTATCATTCTTTCTGTAGCCCTCATAGTTTCTGGAGCTTTCTCTGCAAAGCCATGCATCATTTCTGGTAGGCCAAAGATAAAATCTATATAAAACTCTGACTGCTGTATTAATCTGTAAAACTCACCAGCAAGCGGTTGAGGAGCAGGGTAGTGCGGTTCGCCTTGGGATGAATCCACTTCAATGACTGCGTTCGGGTTAGCCCAGTCTTTTTCAAGTTGATCTATGTCGTCCACACTACCCAAAGGTACTAAAAGCTTTAATCCTGCGGATGCCTGTGCATGAGACAGTGCCAAAGACCATAGCTTATTTAAAAGCCTTTGCATTGGTCTAGCCCTAGATACATCAGACTTTGGATATGGAGTACCAGTCCAAATGTTTGGAAGTGGTATGATTGGGTACTCATCCGTATTTAAAATCTGTTCATACAGCACAACTTCTCCCATTGATGCACATACCTTTACTCTAGTCTGTAAGACTTCTATGGCTGTAAATGCACCAATCTCAAATGCTTCTGTGTTTTCCTGATAGAACTTGGCGTACTCTTCTTGAGACAGAATGTCTTCATCCTGTGTCTGCATGTCAATGACCCTGTAGTAAGGAACCTTGACTTTATAAAATCTTTCTAATACTTGATACTTTTTTACCTGATAGTAATCTTTATCTTTTACATCTGCTGGTGTAAACACCACCATTGAGTTTTTGTTTTGTGATGACGGATAATCTTCTTCATCATAAGTAAACCCAGATATGTCGTTTATAAGTCCGGGTATCACCTCTCCTGTAAGCGGGTCTTGTTTATCTGCTAATTCAGGGTAGAGGTTGACGGCTTGTTCTCCCGTTAGGATGGTGGAAAGGATAATGCCATCCGAATCGCCAAACCAGCGATCTCTAGAGCTGGGAGATGCGTACACTCTAAACGGGTCAACATAAGTGAACTTAACGTCACCTCTACCGAAATCTGATTCTGAGTCAATGTAGGCATACAGATACCCCATGCCGGTAGTAGCATAATCCTGTATTGCCTGTTTCATCTGCCAGTCACCATCTGAGTTTTGCCACACATAACCCATAACAGTTCTCCACAATGTAGCAACTTGCACATCGGAGTCTTCTCTAGGGGTTATCGTAAACGCTGGTGGTCTGGATGTTAGTACTGCTTTAAACTTTTCAATAGCGGCAGAAATCCTATCCATTGGTATATCTGCCTGATTTCTCTGAGACAACTCATCAGATTCATCTTGACTAAAATGATTCCCAAGATAAAAGTCAATATCCTTACGGGCCTCTGTGTCCCAATCAGATCTTGAATCACGCCATTGGCGATATAGTTCTTCGTTATAGGAAGCTCTAGGGTCTTTATCCATTATCTAAGAGCTCTCATTGGTTCATCTCTCATGCCTTCCATTACTGAACCCATGCCTCTTTGCATTGTTTGCATTTTTAAAAACTCTAATAAGTCTCTAGACCTTGCACTTTCCATTTCTTGATTTGGAGGCATCATAGACCCTTCAAAGTTTAGTGTGTCTCCACCCTCACTTAACAAAGATTGCAATCTCAACAACTGCAATGACTTTCTAGCACTATCCACAGTGTTCATATTGATACTATCTTGCAGAGCTATAGCCTGATCACGAGCTACTCCAACGCTACCACCTATTTGTGGGTTTTGCATCCTCATATCAATACTATCACTTAATTGCTGATTTATTGCTTGCCCCATCATTTCTGGTGGTAATGGCGGGCCTATGGGGCCACCATCTTGATAGCTATACATTTTTTTATTTTTATCAGCCACACCACCGCCCATCATTCCCATCAAAGAGTCTTGCACCATACCACCGTGTTTCATACCATCAATACTTTGCTTGTCGCCCTTAACCTCTGGATCTCTTAGCATTTGCAATACAGACGATAAAGGTATTGAGTCTTGAGGAGATTCTTCTTGTGATTGAATAGCATTAATTAACGCCATTGCAGATGCTTTTTCTAAATCAGAAACCCTAGCACTTGGAACCTGACCCTTACCAAAATAATATCTTTTTCCACGACCAGAAGGCTCATTCATTTCATATATACCCTGTACGGCCATTTCTGGAAATTCGCTAAACTGAGTTAAAACACTCCTAGCATCCCTAGAATCTATTGCCTTCATAAACGCTGGTAAAACTTTACCGCCTTCTTTCATATAACCCATCTTGTTCCTAACGGCCTCTGGTAGCTTTGCCAAACCGGGATTGTCTTTTGGGACTGGTTTTAAATTCTTTTTAACTTTTCCACCATCAGCATAGTTATAAACATTGCCACCTCCGGCATATTGATTCATAATTGAACCACCGCCAGCATAATTGTCTAACATACCACCAGTCCCCATTGGCATAATTCTTCCACCGCCATACATTGGTTTTATGCTTTTTAATAAATTCATTGCCATTTCTTTATCAATAGCATCGTGAGCACCGTCTTTTGATTTGTTGTTCATGTATTCCAATTTCTCTACTCCTATTGCCTCAACAGCATCTGGTGGAAAATAAATTTCACCATTTGTTAATATCACATTTTGAGTTCTAGACATATCATCTTTGTCGGCACTGAACATCCTTGCTAAAGGCTCCAGTTCTGGATACATCTTAGAACTTCCATAATTCATTATAAAAGAACCCAGTGGAACTTTTGCCTTCTTCGTATCTGTAGTTCCGGGCATTATTCTTTTATCTCAAAGTGTGGAAAATCATCAAATCTGTTATCTTTTACTTCCCATCTCCCTTTCTCTTCATACATATCCCAATTACCGCCCCATCTTATCTTATGGCCCATGCCCCTAGCAATGCCAATAACGAACCCAGCAAAGAGGGTTTGTCGTTCCCTGTCTTCCCAATCCACAGGATAAGGGGTAACGTCAACGGCTTTAGAAGGGTTAGAATTATGCCTGCCATTAGGATACTTGACCTTAGTACGCTTTTCATCATATAGTTTATTTTGCCTTTCCTTGTTTCTATATCCTTCCAAGATAGAACAATCCACATGCTTAATCACTTCATTAAACACGTCTTGCAACCGCTGATCGCATGTTGCTAGTCTTTCCTTTGATCTTCTTGAATATCTTGGCATGAATATTTTACTAGGCTATGTTAGCTATAAAATGATAAATGTTGCAATAGATTTAAACCCGTGCACCAGTCATCCAGCTATAGGTCTTTCTTACGATGCGTTTGGTTGGTGTTTCCTGTTCGTTCAACAGACTTTCCCGTTTGGTTCTAGAGCTTTTCGGTGGCTTTGCAAAGTAGTCTGCATAGTACAATGCATCCATTACATCATCGTTTCTAGGCTTTGGATGTTCAAAGAACTCATCTACCAGTTCTGTCATCTCTCTTTGTAGATACAGCTTCTTAGAATTAACAATAGGGCCGAGACTGGTTTCCAGCCTATCTTCTTTTTTGATTCTAGATGGAGGCTTAACGCCTTTAAATATGCCGGGAAGAAGTCTTTTCTCTTTTGCGGAAAGTCTCGTAACCATATCCCGAACCATCTCCTGTGCCGCAACTGTTTCAATCGTGACACGGCGTACCGGTGCATATTTGTTCGCAAGTCGGATAATCTCCTTGGGAACATCGAATGTTGGTATACGCTCACGAAAATATTCCAGTACATATCTATTGTTGCTGGAATCAATGCCCATGACCAGTATGACCTGATAGTCAGAAGTCTCTGAGGCAGTCGCCGCAAGGTCAACACCAATGTAGATATTGATTGGGATAGCATCATCACCGTCTATAAGGTAGTTAAATTTATTCTTACATTCAACCCTTCCGTTGTAATACTGTATCCTATCTATCTTAAATGATGCACTGGACACATCTCTAGCATCATTCATGTACTCCTGAGCAAACTTATTGACCAGTCCAGCTTCAATAAACTCACGTTTCTTTGCTTCCAGCTTCTTTTTGGAAAACTGAGACGACCACAATGGTTCACCATCTTCAATGGCTCTGTAGAAGTTTACGTCCCAAGGATACTCCCTTTTATCTTCTTGTGCTTTTTTCCAGCCATCATAGGTCATTTGCAGGTAGGAGTCATAGTGTACAATAGTCCCAGAAAGCCATATCCAGCCCTCATTACCCGGTGTTTCTTCTAAGGCAGGGTACACTGTGGATACGATCCACTTCTTGATATCAGCACGCCTTTCTGGCGTTTTAGTGTTTAGTTCTGATTCAAAGTCATCCAGTACAATGCCAGTATAACGCACATCTACCTCTGCCCTACCTCTAAGTCTCTGTGATGTACCCTTAGATATAACCCTGTCACCCTTTGGCGTTACCAAATCTTTTTCTGTCCAGCGTTTACCTACACTACCACCATCCATGTTTCCAAAGTAGTAGCGTATCATTTTATTATCTTCAAAGTGCGATCTAATGTATTTCAGGTGGTCAATAGCCTGTGACTGCTCTTCTGATACCCATGCAATAAAGTGTTGCTGGTCATCAGCGGCAAAGCATAACTTATGCATGATGGCCGCTTTGGCTACCACTGATTTACCGTGACCTCTGGGAATGATATTACAGATACGAGCACCGGGTGCTGTATCTATCATCTTCTTTCCCATTTCGTAGTGGAAGGGTGCTGATTCAGACTTCTTCAGGAAGTCATTAGGTAGGAACGCCCTACCAAAGTAGATAAGATTGCTGTATGCTTTTGCTAATACCTCATCTCTTTTCTCCATCTCTGATGGTGGAGGAGTGATATTGAAACTCATTCAGACAGTTCTTTCTGCTTTTCAGGCAGTATGCCCTGTTCAAATGCTTGTAGCTTTTCTCTACTAAAGCCAGAGAACTCCTGTATCAGTGCTACAGAATCTACTTTCTTTTCTGTAGACAGCAAACCAGATATCTTCATCAGGGTTTCTATTGCCCTAAGCTTGTCATTGTCTCTAACATCTATCTTATCAATAACATCTTTAGTTGTTTCCAGTAGGTATCGTTTTGTAATACCCACTTCTGACATTAAGTTTTCTATTTCTTTATCCACTGCCTGCCTCACTGTTTTGTTTTTAAGTAGTAGTGTTGATCTTCTTTCTGCATGATCTAAACTGACTGTCTTGGGAAAAGCTTTCTGGTATGCTTTTACAGGATCCATACCATGTGCTACATACTTTGCAAAACTTTTTTTTGCATCTGTCAGGTAGCCTCCAGTTTTGACCTGATACCCTGTTTTCTTTGTGAATCTATATATCTCATCTTTGACTGTACCAACAAAAGGACTTGATCCCCTGTGGTTAAACATTCCAATAACCGTTCTGATATAATCGTTGTCTCTTTTCTTTTTATCTACAAAACAACCTTTCTTTAGTATTTGAACAATCTTACCATCATCGGATACGCACCAGTCTCCTTCTTCTGCCTGTTTCCAATCGGTAATCAATGGAGTATCTGGATGTGCCTTACGAAACTCTTCTTCTGATTCGTAGGCATAGTGCTTGACTCCCTTTATGGTGCGAGTCAGTGCCAAATCAGTTTGGTTCCTGATCGTCCAAAAGGTTTAGGTCTAGTATCTCCAGCTCTGGCATGTTCTTCATGCGGTACAATAGTTCGGATAGGAGACCTATTTGCTTTGAAGTAGGGTCTATGAGATCAGTGAGCTTTAGCTCGTTTGATATCTCACGGCAACGCTCTAGATTTTCATAGACGTTATCAATATGAAAGTCATTCATTCTGGCCCTCTGATATAGTGTACGGTTTCTTTCCATGATTTAATTTAATAACACTTGACATCTAAATGGTAGATAATATATATTTAATTAAGTTTGTTTAGTTTGTTGAAGTTTTTCATAATAGTACTATAGTATATATAGTATAATAGTATATATTATATATATATAATATATATAGTACTATAGTATATATAGTATATATAGTAAGTAGTAAGTAGTATATATAGTATATATAGTACCGCCTTAGTATTTTGTAGTACCGGCTCGGTAAAACTTCCAAAAATTTTAAAAAAATTATATAAGCATGTGTGTTTCTCTTTTTTTTGCACACGTCCCGCCCCCAATCCGTTTCTAGGTTAGAAAAATTGTATTGAAAAAAGCAAATCGGTCTAAGCCAATTATAATATACGTCGCAACTTTTTTTAAAAAAGTTTAATAATTATGGAACTTTTTAGAACTCTGGAACGTATACTAATTGTATTTAGTTTTTTGACAATTAGTATTTTGGTTACTACCCGTGAACTATCCAGTTTATGCGTGAGATACTGGAGGTAGTAACCGCCTTATAATGACCAATGTACTATAAGGTAAACAACTCAAAGTAAATTAAAAAATAAAAACAACATGGAGAATAAAATGCAAAATGCACTTTCAATAGTAACTAGCCCTAATAATATCATTGATGTTGAAACAGTAGATAAGCCTATGATAGTCAATTCTTTTGACATGTCATTAGACCCGTTTACAGAGATACAGAAATTACCACTATCTACAGAATATGGTGGTATTTCTAAAGCTCATTCAATTCGTATGATGTTGAAAGGCAATGATACTGAACTCGGTATTGTTAAAGAAAACTACCTATGTATTTCTAATAAAGAAATATCCGAGGTAGGTTCTGAGATTCGTACAGCTTCTAACATGAACTGGGAATTACAGAAAGTATTCTTTGATGGTAAAGTGTTTAGAGAAACATGGTTATGTACAGATGGCGGTCTACAGTCAGAGGTTCCAGTAGTTGGGGACGTAGTGGGTTTAGTTATGGAAATCATCAATAGTTATGATTCTAGTACTAGGGCTGGTATCTTATGTTATTTTATGAGACTTGAATG